TCGAGCACCTCCAGCAAGGCAGACTGGTCCAGGGCCATCGCGATGTTCCTCTCGGTAGTGATTCTTGGTCGTTTCACCACAGAGACTCACGCGATGGCCCTCTTACGTCAGGGACCGACACGCCGCCATCACTTACACCACTCCCCGGGACGCTCCCTCCCCGTGCCCGGCACCCATCACCGCACCACCACACAACGCGGCCTCGGCCACAGGCACAAACAGCAAGTCGCCCGCCTCAAACACCACCACATCGACGGCACCCCATGCTGGTGGTGCGGCCAACCCATGTACCGCGACCCCACACTCAACTGGGACCACAAGGCGCTCTCCGGTGACCACTCCATCCCACGCTCAGCCGGAGGCACCCTCGCCGACCGCCTACTCCACGGCACCTGCAACAGCGAACGCGGCGACGGAACCCGCGACCACCAACGCCCAGCACTCACCGGCAGACGCGCGACACACAATCAGCCCGACCTCGGCCACACGGCCATGACCTGGCCTTAACACCTGCATGGACCCATGCAACCGGTCACCGGTCCCACGGTCACCATGGCGCGGCCGGCCCCAGCCGCCCCGACCCTCCCAGCAAACAATGTGCCGCCCGTTGTACCACCCCCCGGCCGAAAAAATCGAGGGGGAGGGGGGCCACGGCGACCGCCGCCCGGTCGCTTTTTTCTCTCCCCCGGACGGAAAACGCACCATTTTGGCAGCTCATGGCGATTGATCCGATTCGGCCGGTGAAGCTTGGTCGCCGCGCAGCTGCGCTGTGGCGCGATCTGGTGCGGCCCGAGACACCGATCGACACGAAGGTGCTCGTCGCTGAAGCCTGCCGGCTGACGGATCGGCTCGACAAGTACGACAAGATCCTGCGCGCTGATCCGATGGATCCGGTTCGCAGCGAGGCCCGGCTGGCGGCGTCGGCGTTGCACCGGATCTTGAACGGTTTGTCGTACGAGACGCATGGAGCGTCGGCCGGCGCGGCGGAGGATCCCCCTGCGACCAGTAAGGCCACCACGATTGCTGACGAGATCGCGGCCCGCAGAGCCGCGCGGCAAGCAGACGCCGCGGGTTAGTCACTTCCCGCGCCCGGAGATCGCCCGGGACTACACCGCGGGCTTGGATGCGCTCGAGTGCGCCAAGATCGCGGGCCGGGAGAATATTCCCTGGCAAGAGCTGGTGGTCCGCGAGGGCATGGCCACCGACGACGCGGGCCGGTGGCTGGCGTTCGAGGTCGGCGTCCTGGTGGCCCGGCAGAACGGCAAGAACGGCGGCATCGAGGTCGTCGAGCTCGGTTGGATGATCAACGAGCCGGGCGTGTCGATCCTGCACACTGCGCACGAGTTCCAGACGGCCATGGAGTCGATGGACAAGCTCGAAGCGCTGATCTTGTCGCACCCGCTGTTGGAGAACGAGGTCGCGCAGATCCGCCGCGGGAACGGCCGGGAGTCGATTCGGCTGAAGAACGAGTCGATCATCCGGTTCCGGACGCGCACGAAATCCGGTGGCCGTGGCTTCTCGGTGGACCGGCTGGTGATCGACGAGGCGATGATCTGGTCGCCGGCGTCGCAGGCGGCGATCATGCCGCTGCTGACCACGGCGAAGAACCCGCAGATCTGGTATCTGGGTTCCGCGGCTGATGAGGAGACGCACGAGTATTGCGGCAAGTGGGCGTCGCTGCGGGCCCGCGCGCTAGCTGGTGATGATCCGAAGCTGTTGTGGCTGGAATGGTCGGCGCCAGAGCCGCCGGAAGATCCGGCGGCGCGTCGGGTTTGGCGTGAGGACCGCGCGAATTGGGCTGCCGCGAATCCGTCGATGGACTACCTGGTGACCGAGGAGTACATCGAAGATGAGTTGGCGGCGTTCCGGCGTGATCTGGCGAAATGGGAGGTCGAGCGGCTCTCAGTCGGCCGGTGGCCGAAGGACATCACCGACGTCCACATCTTCCCGATCGAGAAGTGGGACGCGCTAGGGGACGGATCGCCGGATCTGGTGAACATCTATCCGCAGGTGATTGCGGTGGACCGCGATCCGGTAACGAAGCTGTGGGCGATCGCCGGGGCGACGCGCACTGCTGACGGGCACGCCCATATCGAGATCGGCTACAACCAGGCGGCGTCGGCGACTGAGGTGGTCGAGAAGCTCGTCGACATCGTCACCCAGGCTGACCCGGCAGCGTTGGTGATCGAGTCCCGGTCGCCGGCGGCGGTCCTCAAGCCGTATCTGATCGAGGCTGGCATCGAGCCGGTGATGACGAACACCTCCGAGCTGGCGTTGGCCTGCGAAGGCATCGTCGAGGCTGTCGAAGCGGCCCAGATCACCCATTCCAACCAGGCCGTGCTGAACGAAGCGGTGATCTCGGCGTCGAAACGAGACCTGCCGGGCGACCGGTTCGCGTGGGACCGCAAGCCGGGCGGGCAGATCGTGCAGCTGATGGCTGCGACGTTGGCGCATTGGGGTCTGCTGACGTTCTCTGCGCCGCCGACGCGGTCGGCTGCGCCGTTGGCGGACAACGAAATTGAGACATCCGGAGCCGATTTTGAGCGTGAATTCGACGCCATGAACGCTCCGTTTTGACCTGTTAGGGAGGCTGAGTGGCGCCGAACACGCGCGTACCGGCCGTTAGGCAGCGCCTACCACGCAAGGTTGCAGGGCACAACACCAAGACCGCGGCGCCGGTCACCGAGACAGGGTTCGCGAACCCGTTCCCGGGGATGCTGTCGGCGTTCAGCCAGTGGGACCAGTTCGAGCAGGTTCCGGAGCTGTTGTGGCCCAACAGTGTTCGCACCTACACCCGGATGTGGCGTGAGGATTCCCGGCTGGCCAGCGTGTATTACGCGATCGCGCTGCCGATCCTGCGCACGCCGTGGCGGATCGACCCGAACGGTGCCGAGGACGAGATCGTCGACTTCGTCGCGACGAACCTGGGGTTGCCGATCGTCGGCGACAACGACCCCCAGCCGAAACCGCGCACCAGGGACCGGTTCTCGTGGACCAAGCACCTGAAACTCGCGTTGCGGCATCAGCAGTTCGGGCATCAGGTGTTCGAGCAGGTGTACCGGATCGGTGATGACGGGCGAGCCTATCTGCGGAAGTTGGCGCCCAGGCCGTCCTCGACGATCGCCTACTGGGACGTCGCCCTCGACGGGGGCCTGGTGGGCATCACCCAGTACCCGCCCGGGACGGCGTTCGGGGCTCCGATGGGGACGATGCAGGGCGGCATGAGTGGTTTGCAGCTGCAGATCCCGGTGTCGCGGCTCGTCGTGTATGTGCGTGACCCGGACCCGGGGCAGTGGATCGGCAACAGCTTGTTCCGGCCGGCCTACAAGCACTGGCTGCTCAAGGACGAGCTGATCCGCATCGAGGCGACCGCGGCGCGCCGCAACGGTGTCGGTGTCCCGAAAGTCATTGCCCCGCAGTCGGTTTCTGAGGCCAGTATCGGTAGCTCGGATCTGCAGCCGTATCTGAACATCGCGCGGCAGTTCCGGGGCGGCAACACGGCCGGTGTGGCGTTGCCGTTCGGCGCCGAGATGGAACTGATGGGCGTGCAGGGACAGTTGCCGTCGGGGTTCATCCGGATGGCCATCGAGTACCACGACAAGCAGATGGCGTTGTGCGCCCTGGCGCACTTCCTGAACCTGGACCGCGGCGGCTCATATGCGCTCGCGTCGGTGCAGGAGTCGACGTTCACCCAGGGTGTGCAGCAGGTCGCCGACGACATCCGCGACACCGCCCAGGCCCACGTGGTCGAGGATCTGGTGGACATCAACTTCGGTGTCGACGCGGGCTGCCCGATGCTCGTGGTCGACGAGATCGGTTCCCGCCAAGACGCCTCCGCGGCGGCGCTGCAGATGCTGGTCAACGCCGGGCTGCTCACCGCGGACCCCGAGCTTGAGGCGTTCGAGCGTCAGCAGCTCGGTTTGCCGGCCGCCGACCCGGATCTGCAGGCCGAGAACCCGGCCCAGTTCCCCAAGCCCCCGTCGTCGGTGGTTGAGCCGGACGTGCCGGCCGATACCGAGCCGGTTGATACCGCGTTGCCGGCGCTGCCGTACAAGGGCGCGGCCAACGCCTCGGCCGGGCGCCGCGGCCGCCGGCTGACCATCAATGCCGAAAGAGGAGAGCTGACACTGTGGTGAACCTCGTGACCGTGCCCGGCGTCGAGCTGATGCGGGTGGGCAAGTGGAATCTGTCGACCGGCGAGTGGGAATGCACGACCAAGGAGATCGCCGCGGCGATCGACGCGCACGACAAGGGGCTGCTGCGCAAGCCGGTGATCCGGTTGGGCCACAACGACCCCCGCTTCTCCGGTGACCCGGCGGTGGGCTGGCTGGATAACCTGCGGGCCTCCGAGGACGGGCAGGCGCTGATCGGTGACATGGTCGGCGTCCCGGAGTGGCTGGCCGAGATCCTGCCGTCGGCGTACCCGTCGCGCTCGATCGAAGGCCTGTATGACTACACCGCGCCGGATGGCAGCGAGCACGAGTTCGTGCTGACCGGGCTGGCGCTGCTCGGGGCCACCCGCCCGGGTGTGGAGTCGTTGCAGAGCCTGCAGGATGTGGCCCGGTTGTACGACATCGCCGCGGCCGGCCAGGTCGGCGGCAAGGCGATCGAGCTGACCATCGAAGCCGCCGACGCCCCGAAGCCGTACGGGGACGTCAAGTATGCGGACCCGAAGAACGGCAAGTACCCGATCGACACCGCTGAGCATGTTCGCGCGGCGTGGTCGTACATCAACATGCCGAAGAACCAAAAGGATTACAGCGCAGCAGAATTGGCCCAGATCAAGGACCGCATCAAGGCTGCTGCGAAGAAGTTCGGAATCAAGATCGAAGCCGGCGAGGCTTCCGAAACAGAAGGAGGGGCCATCGTGGCTCTACCCGAAAAGGTCGCCGAAGCGCTCGGTATCGACGCATCCGCCGACGAGGACACCGTGCTGGCCAAGATCGCCGAGCTCAAGCCTCCGGCGCCCGCGGCCGAACCTGAACCCGAGCCGCAGCCCGCGCCGGTCGCGGCGGCCGCCGGCGTGGTCAACGGGCTGGTGCAGATCGAGCAGGCCACCCTCGACGAGCTGAAAGCCGCTGCCGCGCAAGGTGTTGAGGCGCGCGCCCGTCAGATCGCCGAGGAAGACGAGCGCACCGTCATGGCCGCGATCGGCCAGGGCAAGATCGCCCCGGCCCGCAAGGACCACTGGCTGGCCGCGCTCAAGGCCGACCGCGACGGCACCAAGCAGGTGCTGGCCAGCCTGGCGGCCGGCCTGATCCCCGTCAATGAGGTCGGCCACCAGGGCGTGGCCGGCCAGATCGGCTTCGAGGGCGCCCCCGACCCCGAGCAGCAGGCCAAGGACTACGCCCACGGCAGGGTCATGGCCCGTCTCGGATTCCCCACCACGAAAGGCAGCGTGAACTGACATGGCTGGACAGGACTACGTCCCCCTCTATCTCGCCGGCACCCAGGCATCCTGCATCGCCGGTGCGGCGATCACCCAGGGTCAGCTGGTCGTGATCACCGGCGGCACGCTGGTCGGCGGCGGGGTGAACCCCACCGTCGTACCGACTTCAGCGGCGACCTCAGCCCAGGTCGGTGTGGCCGCGGCCAGCGCCGCCTCCGGCGCCCCGGTCAGCGTGTACTTCGGCGGCGTGCACCTGCTGGCCGCCGCCGGCGCGATCAACGCCGGAGACCCCGTCGTGGCCGCCGCGAACGGCGCAGTCGCCGACCTCGGCGACGGCACCACCTACGACCAGGTGATCGGCCACGCGTGGAGCGCGGCCGCAAACGGCCAGGTCGCCGTCCGGCTCGGCGAGTTCTGACCGGCCGCCAGCACCAGCCACACGCACCCCGACTCCCGTAGTGGGTCGGGGTTTTTTCAACCCCGAAACCCGCTGCGCCGCAGCACTTCCAGAAAGGACTAGGTCGAGATGCCCATTCTCGAGCCTCCTGGCTTTCCCACCGGAAACCTTGCCACGCAAGACGTTTACTCGATCAGTCGTTACCTTAACGACCCGACGACCGTGCTGCGCGCGCTGCGCCTGATCGCCGACCAAATCTTCATCGGCAACAAGGTGCTGACCGGGCAGTTCTACACCAAAGACGGGTCGGTCATCTACGAACAGATCGAGTCGATCTTCGCGGCCAACACCCCGCAAGCGGTGCAGCCCGGCGACGAGTACCCGCTGACCCCGGTCCCGACCGGTCCCGCGCAGATGGCCAACGTCGTCAAGTGGGGCCTGGACACGCCGATCACTGACGAGTCGATCGCCCGGCAGAACTTCGACGTGGTCGCGCGGGCGTTCATCAAGATCGTCAACAGCATGGTCGCCCAGATCGACTCGGTGGTCATGTCGGCGATGGTCGCCGCGATCACCCAGTCGGTGAACGCCGGCGCATCCACCATCGGCGGCTCGAGCCCGGCCGGCGGCGCGAACTGGAACGGTTCGGGCAGCAACGCGCCGAAGATCCTGCGTGACGTCATGTTCGCCGAGGAGCTGATGCGCTCCCTCAAGCAGGGCTACCGCGCCAACACCGTCGTGCTGGACCTGCAGACCTTCGCCGCGGTCATGGGCGACCCCAACATCACCGCCGCGCTGCCGCGGGAGGACATGGGTGCCCAGGGCGTGACGAAGAACCCGATCTTCGAGGGCATCGAAACCGGTTTGGCGGTGCGGATGCTGGGCAAGACGTGGCTGTCCACGCCGAACCTTCCCGGCGGCCCGTTCGAGCCGTTCGCCGCGGTCCTCGACGCCACGGTCTTCGGCGCGTTCGTCGACGAGGAGCTGCCCGCCCCCGGATACGTCGGCTCACAGTCCGACGGCTCAGCCAACGACGACGGCCGCTCGATGATCCAGGTCAAGACGATGCGCGAGGACAAGAATGACCGGTGGCGCATCCGGGCCCGGCGCGTCACCACCCCGATCATCATCGAGCCCAAGGCGATCGTGCAGATCGAGGGTGTGTGATGGCCTACCGCGTCACCGCCCCGCTGGTCGTCGCCAAGGACCGCGAAGGCCGAAACCACCACTGCTACGCCGGCGCGATCATTCACTGGCTCGGCCCCGAGCAGCGTGACCGCTGGCTGCGGCTCGGCCTGGTCGAGGAGATCGGCGACACGCCCCCCGCTGCGGCCGCCGCCGACAGCCCCGCGGCCGGGGGCGCCGGGGCGGCCAAGCCCGCCAAGACCGCCCCGGTCGAGAAGTGGGCGGACTACGGGGCGTCGCTCGGCCATGACCGCGATGAGCTGCTCGCCCTGGGCAAGCAGAACAAGCAAGAGCTCATCGACCTGCTCGGGTGAGATGACCGCGCCGTCGCCGACGCCGTTTCTCGATCTGGCCGGGTTCACGGCGTTGTGGGACGGGCCGCCGCTGACCGTCCAGCAGCGGGCGATCGTCACGTTGCTGCTGCAGGTGGCGTCGAATTGGATCTACAACAACGGGCCGCAGGGCGCCAACCTTCCGGCCGATGATCCGTCGGCGCAGTTCGTCGTGTGGGACGTCGTATCGAGCGCTGTGCGCTATCAGCGGTACAGCAAGCTCGCGTCGTTCTCCCGCACCACCGGCCACCGCATGGACGGCGGCAGCTTCAGCGACCCGATGCGGGCGTTGGAGTTCACCAACGTCCACAAGCAGCTCTTGGGCATTCCCCTCGAAGCGGTGCCGATGACGTCGTGCTGCCCGAACGACTTCGACGCCGACGACCCGGATCAGGGCTGGCCCACCTGGTGGTCCGACCAATTCGGCAACCAGGGCTGGGACTACTGGGACGTCAACAATGAGTGACTATCCCGGCGGGGAAACCGTTGCGGTCGTGCAGTTTCAGCCCACCGGCGCGACAGACTCGCTGTTCCAGCCAGTCAAGGCGCCGACGGTGGTGGCCTGGGTGTTCGGTTGCGCGTTCGAGCCCTACACCCGCGGCCCGGTCGAGGAGCAATCCGACACCATCACCAGCCACGAGCGGGCGTGGGCGTTCCTGCCGTACGTGGCCGGGTTCGGCATTCCGACGTTCGACCAGTCCGGCAACCCGCTTCTCGACAGCAACGACGATCCGATCCCCGTGGCGATCGACAACTCGATGTGGATCCAGCCTCAGCGCCCGAATGACGCTCTGGCGCAACGCAATTACAAGGTCCAAGGGCTGCCGGAGATCGAGTACGACATCGACGGCTCTCCGTCGTACGCGTGGATCGTGTGCGAATGGCAGGCCGGATGAGAACCAGCAAGCGCGATCGCCGACGTCCAGGACGGATGTGGATGGGCTGGCGCCGCCCTTGGACGTGGATCTCGTGGACGGACGGAGTCTACCGATGACCATCGAAGCGGAGATCGCCGCCGGGCTGCACTCGGTGGAGATTGAGCACGAGCTGCACAAGTTCGCCGAGAAGGTCCGCGACTACGCCCGCGACCTGGCGCCGGTGTTCGGTGAGACCGGCCGTGATGATCGCCGCACCGCCCCGCCGGAGGGCGCGCCGGGGGACTTCCGCGAGTCGATCAAGGTCCGCACGACCGGCAAGCCCGGTCATCTGCGGGTCGGGTCGAACAGCCCGATCGCGTTGTGGCAAGAGGTCGGCACCCGCCACTTTCCCGAGGACGCCATCTTCGCCAAGACCGCCAAGTACTTCGGCGGCACCGGGCCGATCATCGACGAGGGCGTGCAGCACGCGCAGGGGCGTCTGCGCGGCGAGCTGGAGCGCCTGGAGAAGCTGGCCGCGGCCGGCGCCGGCGCTCATCACATCGCGGCGCAGCGCCGCGCTGTGGAGCAGGCCCGGACGGCGCGGTCGGCGGCGTTCAAAGCCGCCCGCGGCCGCGGCCGGCGGGGTCGCCGATGACCCTCAAGTACGGGCGCCCCGCGGCCCCGGAGGCGTTTTTCATCGCCAAGCTGGAACCGCTGGGGCTGCCGGTCGGCCCGGAGCGCGACCAGGAGACGCCGCTGCCGTGCTACGTGGTGACCTCGGTGGTCAACAAGTCCGACAAATACGTGCTGGACGCGACCGTGTCGGTGCACACCTACGCCAAGGGCACCAACCAAGCGGAAGGCCGCGCGGCGGCCAGCGACGCCGCCTGGAACGCCGACGAGCTGTTGTTGTCCCAAACCCCAGGCGATGTGGTGATCATGCCCGACGGCCGGCCGGCCGGGGCGTGGATCTGCCCGCACATGCCGCCGGTGTTCGCCGAATACCGCGACCCCCACATCAAGCGGTACGTGGCGCGCTACGATGCGCTGCTGCGTTTCACACCGACCACGTAATTAGCAACGAACCCTGTTGAGCCCCACCTGATTTCAGGTGCGGGCAGTTTCGCATGAGAGGAAACCATCGCAATGACTGGACTGCCCGCAACCGGTGCCAGCTGGGCTCAGCTGATTCAGCCCGGCCTGAACCCGTTGGCGATCCGCTACGGCCAGATCACCGACATCTTCATCCGGGACTACTTCAACGCCGACGGCAGCGTGTTCAACCTCGCCGACCCGGCCAAGGGCCTCGGCCCGGCCACGCTGCCCAACGGCCAGGTGGTCAACCTGTTCACGCCGTTCGCCGCCGATGGTGTGTCGATCCGGCCCGACCTGCTGGTGACCGCGCCGGGCGCGAACCTGGGCTTCCACCATGTCGGGCTGCTGAAAGAGGACTCGACGTCGATCACCCCGGATCAGACGATGCAGCAGACCCCGAGCGCCCAGCAGGTCCGCTCGGCGCGCAACGTGCTGACCAAGCTCGACGACAAGATCGTGTTCGAGCCGCTCGAGGAGACGCCGCTGACCCGCTACCTCAAGTACGAGCTGCCGCTCGTCAACGGTGTTCCCGCGCTGGGCACTCCGGGGTTGATCATCCCGCGAGGAAACACCGATGTGCCGGTCGACCGGATCATCATCGCGATGATCGTCGACACCGACGGCCAGCTGCTGGCCCGGGTGCTGCCGCACGTGATCACCGACAAGAAGGGCAAGGAAGACCTCGCCCGCAAGAACCCGTACAGCTCGCAGCTGACCTACGAGGTGCTGCCCGACCCGTTCTCCAAGCAGGCGGAGTGGACGTGCTACGCCGGGTCGCAGTGGAACGCCTCGGGTGACTTCGAGTTCGAGACCTTCGCGCCTCTCGCCACGCCGGTGACCGGGCTGACGGCCAACGTGCAGTTCCCGACGCCGACCGACGTGGCCAGCCCCGCCTACACCGCGCAGATCCAGCAGGGCAACACCTGGGCGGCGGCCACCGTCGCGCCCTCCCCGACGGTCGCCGGCGGCTTCACCACGATCCAGCTCACCGGCCTGACCGCCTCCACGGCGTACGGCGGTGTGCAGGTGACGGCGACCAGCGGTGAGACCACGGTGACGTCGCCGGTGTCCAACGCGTTCACCTCGACCGACTCGTAACACCCATCCATCGCCGGGGCGAGCGCTTGCGTGGGCCGCTCGCCCCGGCGATGCCTACGCAACCGCCCACGCAGCAAGGAAACCCTCGTGTCCGAATACGACTCGTTCGAGGCCGCCCGCGAACAAGCCGCCGACTACCTCGGCTACGTCGCCAGCGAGAAGATCCGCACCCCCCGCGGTGACGTGTTCGAGATCCCCAACCCGTCCCTGCTCGACGACGACCAGCAGCAGCGTTACGACGCCCTGCAGCTCGAAGTCGAGTCCTGGGACCGCCACCCCGACGTCCTCAACGACGACGGCACCGTGAAAACCCGTGGCGCGTTGAAGGATCCGGCACGCAAGACCGACGCAGACGGCAACACGGTGCTGGTGGAGAACTACAGCATCCAGCTGGCCAAAGCGATCTTCGGTGACCGCTACGAAGCGTTCAAGGCCGCCGGCGGCCGCGCCAACGACGTGTCGTTCATCTGGGCCAAGATGAACCGGGTCATCGCGAACAAGCGGGCCGCCGATTCCAAAAGTGCTGGAAGCGATCAAGCTGTGGCGGCTGTTCCCGACCCAGATAGCGTCTGACCTTCGCCGCTACTACCCCGGCTGTCACATCCGCGACTGGCACCAAGGCCGCATGTCCAGCCGGGAGCTGCTCGAGCTGCTGGCCGAGCTGCCGGAGACCTCACGGTTCAAAGAGGCTGCCGAGCGCACCTTCCGGGTCGTCGAATACCGCGGCCCCGACCCGAACCTGAAGGACCAGCTGCTGCTGATCCCCGGCTACGGCAAACTGCCGAAAGACGTTGCCGTGGTGGGCGAATACGTCGACTGGACGCTCGACCGCAAGATCGCGGCCCGCAACGTGCGTGAGCTGGTGATGCTGCGCAACGACGGCCGCGACACCACCCCGGACCTCGCGGGCCTGTACGAGCCGCTGCACGAGGTGCTCGCGCAGCGGGAGCGCCAGAAACGCGCCGACCTGGTCGCCAAAGCCAGAGCCCATGTCCACCGAGGCGCTTACTCATACGAGAGGCGGTGAGCCGTGCCTGTATACCTCGACGTTGAATCTCGGATAGACCAGCGCGCGCTCATGGCGACCTCCCGGGCGCTGGTCGATCACTTCGCCCGCGTCGGCAACGACATTTCCCACGGTCTGGGAGGGTCGCTGTCGAAGGCGTTCGCCGCGGTGGACGGCACCGCCGCCCGGCGGGAATTGCTGGCGCTGCAGCAGGAGTGGCGGCGCGCCGCGGACGTGGAAGCGGATGCGGCCGCCCGGATGATCCGCGATCAGCGCCGGCTCGCCGAGGCCACCGTGAAGTACGGGGACGACAGCAGCCGCACCGCGGCGGCGCAGGCGATGCTCGCCCGCTCGCAGCGCGACCATATCGACGCGATGATCGCGGCCGAAGCCGCGCACGGCCGGCTGGCCAAGGCCGGCAACGAGACCGCGGACTCGGTCAGCCGGCTGCAGAAGCTCGGGGCGAACCCGATCTTCAACGCCGCCGGCATCGGCTCGGTGGCCGGCGTTGGAATCGCGATGGATCTCACCACCCGCAAAGCAGGCGATCTCGAGCAGCAGTTGATGAAGCTGCATGCCGCTGCCGGCGAGACCGGCGAGATGATCGGCGGCCAGTTCAGCGGCAACCTGAAGACGATTTCTGACGGCGTACTGCAGATGTCCGGCAAGGTCGGCTACACCACCACTGAGCTGATGAACGCGATGTACACCATCGAGAAGGCCGGTTTCCGGGGGGCCGACGGCCTGAAGGTGCTCGACGCCGCGGCCCAGGGGGCCGGCTCGGAACAAGCCGACCTGATGGAAGTGGTCAATGGCCTCACCACGTCCATGACCGACTTCAACGTCAAACCGGAGCAAGCAGCACGGCTGATGTCGCAGATGGTGACCGCTGTCGGATCGGCGAAAACCAGTTTCCAGGATTTCGCTGGCGCGTTGCATTCGGTCGAACCTGTCGCTGCCGCAGCGCATCTCAAGCTCGAAGACGTGTGGGGCACGCTTGCGCAGCTCACCCAATCCGGTACATCACCGGAGCAGGCGACCGAGAACATGCGCAACGCGATCAACGCGTTCACCGGGCAGTCTCAGCCCGCGCGGGATGCTATGGCGCAGTTCGGAATCAACGCCGACGAGGTGAGTCAGAAGTTTTCGGAGCGCGGTCTGGCCGGGACGATGCAGTACCTGTTCGACACGGTGCAGTCGAAGTTGCTGCCGGGCATGAAGCTCAATCAGGGTGAGCTTTTCAAGAGTTCGCAGGCCGCTGCCGATCTCGACGAGATGATCACGCAGATGTCGCCGCACGCCGCGCAGTTGGCGACGGCGTTGAAGAACAACGAGATCACTGTCAAGGATTACACCAAGGCCGCGCGGGACAGCGTCGCCGAGGACCGGGCAAAGCTCATGGAGTTTGCGCAGCTCAACGACAAAGTCGACGGTTACAGCAAGGCGTTGCGTATCGGGCGCGACACGATTGAGACGCTCGGCAAGGCGATGCGTGACATGACCGGCACGGTCGCGGGCCAGTCTGTGGCACTGCAGGTTTCCGGCGATCACGCGCAAGAGACGAACGACCGCATCAAGGCGATTGCCACCACGTACACCGAAGCCGACGGCACGGTAAAGGGCTTCCACGAGTCCCAGGACACGCTCAACGCGAAGATGCGTGACGCCCATGCGGCGTTCGGCGCCGCCGAAGCAGAGATCGGCAGCGCTTTCGTCCCGGTGATGACCGAGGTCGCGAAGGATGCGAAGTGGGTTGGTGACGAACTAGCCAAGCACCCGGGCATAGCGCACGGCGTCATCACTGCGCTCGAAGGCCTCGGCGGAGCGTGGTTGACGTTCAAGGCGATCGACATCGTCGGCACCATCCTTCGTCCCATCGCGTCCGGACTGGGCACGATCATCGCCCAGGAGGAAGGCGCCGAGGTGGCCACGAGCCGACTCAGCACCGCGCTGTCGGGGTTGAAGGCCGCCGGCATCCTCGGTATCGGGGCGCAGCTCGGCGGCCAGTGGGCCCAGGATCACACCGACCCGAACAGCTTCTTGCACAGCGCGGCCGTGGTCGGCACCGATACCGCAACTGGTGCGGCGCTCGGCGCGGCCGCTGGTTCGATCATTCCCGGCGTCGGCACCGCGATCGGCGCCGGTGTTGGTGCCGCAGGTGGTTTCGCTGTCGGCCTGTATAACCAGCTGACCAGTCACGCCGAGGGCGGCCCGCTGCACGCGCCCGGCCCGAAAGGCCATGACTCCGCGCTGTTTTGGGGCGCCGACGGTGAGCACGTCCTGACCCACCAGGAGGTGCAGAAGATGGGCGGCCACTCTGAGGTGTACAAGTTCCGCTCCGATCTGATGAACGGCCGCATCGTGCTCGGCCGCGCCGGCGGCGGCGCGCTCGGCTACGGCGGCATGGCCCCCGACGTTGCGGTCGCCTCGTCGCTGGCCGGAACCCCCTACAGCCAGGGCGCCCGGGACGACTGCTCGGGGATGGTCGGCCGGGTCATTCTCGGGGCGATGGGGTTGCCGGCGACGAACCTGCCGACGACGAAGAACATGGGCCAGTGGCTGGCCGCGCTGGGTTTCCAGCCCGGCATCGGCGGCCCCGGCTCCATCAGCGTGGGCTGGTACGACCATGGCCCTAACCCCAACGACGGGCACGCCGCGATGACCCTGTCGAACGGGGAGAACGCCGAGGCTGGCGGCAGCCACGGCGACTTCCGGGTCGGCGCCGGCGCGGCCGGCGCGGCCAGCTCCCAGTTCGACTACCACATGTTCCTGCCCACCCTGTACGGGGAAGGCGCGGCCACCGGGATGCCCGGTTTCGCCGCCGGCATGGGCGCGGGTGGTTTCGGCGGAATGGGCGGCGGCATTCCGCCGGGCGCGACACCGGGCACCGGCCCGGGCGGGCAGCCGGGCTACTACACGGCCAACCCGCAGCGCGTCGCGGCGGCCGAGGAACGGCTGCGGCACCTCGACGCCGAGATCGACAACGCCGAGAAACGCCGCTCGGAGCTGAAGGCCACCGCCAAGCAGTCCGAACGCGACCGCCTCGACGAAGAGATCCGCCACCTCAAGGCCGAACGCACCCAGGAGCAGCAGCGGCTGGCCGAGGCCGAGCGCGGCACGTTCCACGCGATGCACGGCCGCCGCGGCGCCGGCGGCGGCGAGAACCCGTTCCTGCCGGTGCCGCTGGCCGACCGCTTCGGGCTGTCCAAGGGGCTGCCCGGGCTCGCGGAGTGGACCGTCGGGTTCCTCGAAGACCTGGTGCTGGGGCCGTTGGAGACCGCGGCGTGGGCCGCGATCGGCCAAGCCCCACCCGGCGCGGGGGGCGCTGGTGGCGGCTTCGGCGGCCTGGGCGTCCCCGGTGGTCTCGGCGCGGCGCGGTTCGGCTTCCCGAATCCCGCCCCGCTCGCCGCGCCGCCAGGCGCGCCGGGCGCTGACGACGCGGCCGCCGCCGGGCTCGACACAGCCCGCGGCAACACCATCGGACCGACACCCAGCAGCGGCGGGGCTGGTGCTGGTGCTGGCGCGTCCGGCGGCGGTGCGCCATCCGCCCCGGCCGACCTCAACGGGCCGCTGACCGCCGACCAGATTGCGAAGCTGCCACCGGATCAGCAACTTCGGCTGCTGCGCAACGCTTTCGCGCATCCCGCACCGCCTGCGCCGGCCCCCGCGCCCGCGGCGCCGAGGCCGCAACCCGACGCCGACATGCTGCCTGCGGAGGTTCGGGCGTGGGCGCAGCAGCACGGCATGATCGGGCCCGACGGGAACTATTCCGGCCCGGCGTTGCCGAACCTGGGGCCGAAATCCGTTGCGCCTCCGGTGAAGATGCAACCCGACCTGTCACGGCTGGGCGGAAACACCAAGGGGCCGCAGCCGCCCGGGCCGCCCTCAGCGCCGCCGACGCCCTGGACTGAGTCCACCCGCGGCCAAAGCTGGTGGCACGACCCGAACGCCCCGTCGTGGAATACAGGGCTCAACCTTCCCAAGCTCGGCAACCAGGCACGCCAGTTCTTCGACCTCCGCCAGCCCGGCTACTTCGCCACCGGAGGCCCGTCCGGCACGGACACGATCCCGGCGTGGCTGTCGCCTCACGAGTATGTCGAGCCCAGCGAGGCCGTCGACAAATACGGACCCGGCTTCATGGACGCGATCCGGCAGGGCCGCATCGACCCGACGTCGGTGCGCTACTACGCGCCCGGCGGCGAGGTGACCGATCAACCGGAGCCTCCGCCGCAGCAGCAGGCGCCGGCCCAGCAGCCGCAGAACATGGTCAAGGCGCCCGGCGCCCCCGGCGGGCCCGCGATCGAGCCGCCGCCGGGCGCGCCGAAGCCCGGCGACAACGCCAGCATCCACGAACCCACCGGCCCCGGCGCTGTCAGCCCCGGATCCAAGCAGGGACTGTCCGACACCGCGACACCCGGTGCTGATGTTCAACAGCCCGGAACCGGGCAAGGAGCCCTGCCAGGCATCGGTTTCTCCGGCGGCATCATCGGCGGCCTCGAAGGCGCGGCCACCCAGGCCGCCGCGATGGGCGCCGACATGGGCACCTTCGGCGGCGCCGGCGGCGCCGTCTCCTCAGCGATGAACATCGGCTTCCAAGAACTCAACCGCGCCGCCGCCTACGGCGCCCAAGCCGCCGGCATCGGCGTCGAAGGCATCTTGGAGGCACTCATCCCGAACTCCGACGCCACCGGCGCCGACTGGTCGAAAACCATCCCCGGCCGCCTGCTGATGGGTGTGACCGGTGTGCGGCCGGCCGGCCAGCAGAACACCGCCGGCCAAACCCAGCAGCCGTTCGCCTCCAACGCCTCCTCCGACCAGTACGCCAACGTCGGTAACACGCAGCCGCAGGCGCCGATCCAGATCATGGGCCCCGTGCACGTGCAGGCCAACGACCCCAAGCAGCTGCACGAGGACATCAATTCGCAGATGGCCATCAACAACTCAGCCCGCGCGGTCGGCACGACGTGGGGCGCATCGCAGGCATACACAGGGTGAGCATGTGGCCGAACGGCACCATCACCCCCTACGGTGCCGACCAGCTCGCCGCAGGTGATCTCCCGAACCTGTGGGTGACCAGCGCCGACCGCCAGCACATCTTCTACTTGATGGGCGGCTTGGCGCCGTTCCCCGGCGTGACCGACGGCATCCTGTGCGTCGAGAACCCGGTCGGGATGGCCGCGAAGTTCAAGAACCTTGACCTGCAGGCCGCCCGCCAAGACGGGGTCACCTACCAGGGCAAGGTGTACGACCCGGCCATCATCAAGCTGAAGCTGCAAGTCCATGCCCGCACACCCCAAGTGCTGCAACAGATCATGGACGAATGGATGGGAGCCTGGTCCACCCCACGCGACACCACCCTGACGATGGAATACATCACCCCCGACGGCGGCTACTGGACCGCCCAGGTCCGGCTGATGCCCGACTCCTGGGGCGACGCAATGAAACTCACCCCCCGCGAGATCGGGGTGTGGGACATGACCCACATCTGCCGCATCGACGACAGCTTCTGGACAACCATCCCCGTCGTCGACTCCTGGCGGCCCACCTACGCCGACTTCTCCGACAACTTCGCCACTCCAACCGAATCCGGGCTCGGGCCGGGCTGGTCGACCATCTACAACCCGAAGGGCTCCGGCTACGAGTACGTCGGCGCCGACCGCCAAGTCCACTGGGCCGACTCCGGTAACTCCACCCAGGGCGTGCTCAACATCTACACCGCCCAGCCCACCGACACCGACAACCAAGTCGTGACCGTCACCCTCGGCGCCGGCTGGGACGGTGTGGTGCTGTTCGGCGAAGCCACCACCGTCATCGGCGCCCGAATGGACGCCAACGGCAACGGCGTGTTCTGCGACTTCGGTTGGGGCGGAATCGAAGTCTACTGCGTCGTCGACGGTGTCGTGACGATGCTCTACCGGGTGATCGACCTGTTCTCCGCGCCGCTGCCCGGGGAGACCTGGCAGTTCATCGCAGGCGCGGTCCCGGGCGTGCCGCGCAGCTTCGCGGTGACCCGCTTCGACGGCACCGAAGTCGTCTCGTTCACCGAGGCCGGCGAAACCAGCCCCCTCGGGCCGGACAACCGCTACACCGGATTCGGAATGACCACTGGGCAAGGCATTTTCAACGAAGCCCAGCCCGCCCCGATCGCCTATTTCGCCGGCGCCGACAACAACCAGGCCGCCGAAACCGGGTATGTCGGCCTGTCGAACCAGGGCACCCAGGAGGGCTGGCCCGACATCCTGTTCTACGGGCCCGGAACGTGGGGATTCGGCAACGGCCCCAACAGCACGAACATGATCACCGTCGGGCCGCTGAAGGCCGGAGACGTCGCGTTCCTGTCCACGCTGCCGCGCCAGCAGCGAGTGGTGAACATGAACAACCTCACCGACACCTCGTTCCAGAAACTGCTGTCCGGGGTCTATGACACCCCGATACCGGGTGTGGCCACACCGGATCAGGTCACGCTGTCACAGATCCCGGTGTCGATCACCGGCGGCACCGCGTCCTCCCAGATCGTTATGTCGTTGACCCCGCGCAGGATTCACCCGGCGTGACCGCCCCCACCGCGACCGCCCTGATCCAAGCACTGAGGGGCGGCAACCCGCTGACTGCGATCCAGACCGCGAAAGCCGCAGCGACACCGCAGCTCATACCGTCACCGAAGGCCACCCTGGCCGTCTACGACCAGTACTACACGTGCATCGATCCGGACTGCTCGGGCCGCTACGTCGACCTGCATCTGATGGACCCGCGCAAGGATCTGCCGGCGGGATCGCTGACCCTCGACGGCGACGACGACCTCGCCGAGGTTGCGATCCAGTGCGACACCATCGTGGTGCCGGTCATCTACACCAAGGGCAACTCCCCGTGGCATCCCACCGACCCCGGCTACCGGTGGTCCGGCCGCATCGACGTCGCCCACGACCAATCCAAACAGGGCATCCAAACCGTCGCCTGCGAGCTCGTCGGCGACAAAACATGGCTCGACCGGATCCTGACGTGGCCAAATCCTTTCCTGCCCATATTCATTCAGGAACCAGGCGAATGGTTCGGCATCGGACCAGGCCTTACCGTGATCGCCACCCTGATCCGCGAGCAGGCCTTCCGGCTGCAGTTCCGGCTGTGGGAACTGGTCAACAACATCACCTCCCTGCACCCGGACTTCATCGCGTGGCTGACCGAAACCCTCTACGGCGACGGCGCCAAACCGATGGACCTCATGCAGATGCTGGTCACCCCGATCTGCGTGATCTCACCCGACGTCCTCAACGACACCTCGGCGTGGATCGAGATCAACGGCCGCATGGACTCGATCTGGAAACTGGTCAACCAGCAGGTCCAGGACAACGGGTTCGACATCGACGCCACCATGTGGGTGCCCGGCGACCCCCAGCCCGAAGGGCTGTGGTTCCCGCTGACGGTGGCCACCTGTGTGATCACGCTGCGTGACCGCTCCGGGTTCACCGGCCCGTGGGGCCCGTTCGAGGGCTTGGTGGTCGACCTCACCCAGCTCGAAGGCTCACTGCTCGGCAACGCGCTGGCGCCGCTGCTGAACCCGAACAACGAAGCCTCCTATCTGACACCGGATTTGGGCGAGTACATCGCCCCGACGATCGGTGTGGACTTCATACCGCCGAGCGTGTATTTCAACCTCGACGTCGTCGAATCGGGGATGATCGACTTCAGCGTGGACCACCACGCCCCGCTCGCCTACCAGGCGGTCATCGGTGGCCAGTCCCCGAAGTGGATCAACGATCTGATCAACGCCACCTTGGAGTGGCTTATCGACGCGATCACCATCGTCCTCGGGGTCACCGGCGTACCGAACAGCCTGTTGGACGGCATCTTTGACAACGTGCTGTTCGCCTTCTCCGTCGCGGAGAACTACGACGCGAAACTCAAAGGCGGACCGTACATGTTCGCCGAGAAGTTCTTTCCCTCCGGTGAAGGCGCGCTGTCGATCGACTCCCTGTTCTCGCAGGCCTCGGCGTTGTGGAATATCCGCGGATACCCCTCGGCGAAAATCAGTTTCATCGACAACCAGCCGTTCGCGGTCGGCCGCGAGATCTGGCGCGGAACCCTCGTGTTCTACATTCGCCGCGGCACGCTCTATATCGACTACGTCGAGCTGCTCGACATCAAAGACTCACGCACCGAACGCAATCGGGTAACCCTGCAGATCGGTGACGGCAAAAGCGAAGAAGGCGCACCGACGAAGATCCTGCGGAAAATCTCGGGCCTTGAAACCTATGTGAACATCATTCTTTCAGGAGGCAACCTGACGTGACAGCACCAGCGTTTTATGCCGACCCCAACGGCATGTACGTCACGTACAACGGCCAAACCTATTACCTGCCGGGCAATACGTGGTCGACCAACCCCGACGGGTCGGTGACGTTCAACGGCTCGGTGTGGTTCCCGGCCGCGTTCAACAACGCCTCCGGCGCCGGGATCGTGGTGTTCGGCCCGGGTGGTGGCAGAGCCTCGTTCCCGGCGGTGCAGCCCGGCCCCCCCGGGCCCGCGGTGAAGTTCACCTTCCAGATGATCCCGGTCGCCTACGGCACACCGCTGCCCTCACCCAACCCCGAAGTCGTTGAAACCGAATGGGATTCCAACGGCAACCCGGTCGCGCTCAGCCTCACCTTCTACAACTGGGCCGGCCCGCCGGGACAAGACGGCCAGACGACGATCTCGCAGGTTCTTGGGGGGGTGACCGCGGCGGCCGGATACATGATCGGCTGGGATCCCGGCAGCGGTCAGGCGCAATGGCAGCCCGTCCCGGTCGGGAACTGGTACTACGCAACAGGTATCGTCGCCTCCCCGGCTAACACCAACTCCCAGAAGCAGATCGGCGCCATCCAGGTACCCGCGCAGCTGCTGGCGTGGTGGCCGGAAGTCAAAGCCCAAGCCAACGTCGTCGGCGCGGTCGACACCATGGTCGACCTGGTGGCCCGCGTCAACGGTCCCTCCGGGCAGATCTGCGCCTACGGCTACGGCAACCCCGGCGCATCCCCGGGCACCGTTCAAGCCATCTCCTACGGGCTGGGGCCGGGCAGCGCCAACATCGTGCCCGCGGGGCAGGCCGCCACGATCTACCTGTACGCCGAGAACCAGACGGCGTCGGCGAACCAGTGGTCGACGACCGCCCGCTGCAGCTTCCAGGTCCGGCCGAGCTTCGTGCCGCTATGACGATCGACCCCACCTACGCGACGTCGGACCCGCCGGCGATCACCCCGAACCCGGCGATCCACAACGTTCCGCCCCAGGACTCGCCGTCCACCCAGGAAATCGGGGTCATCGGCCGCGCGCACAACCTGTCGACCGGCACCGCGAATGGGGTGGCCTCGGCGCTGGTCGGAGGCCTGGGCGCCGGCGCTAACCCGTTCGCCGCGCTGGCGTCGTTCGGGGCCGAAGCCCTGCAGGCGATCGCCGACATCGCCACGCTGATCCTCAAGACCGGCGCCGAGGTGATCGACGACGTCGCGAACTTCATCGTCTCCGCCGTGCAGGGCGTCGCCAACATCATCGGCGCCATCATCCAAGGACTCGGCGGGATCCTCGGCGGCACCGGGACCGCCGCGGACGCCCAGCTCGTGCTGCAGGCCACCGCCGCGACGATCGCCGCCACCAACACCGCGGTGCAGTCGATGCAAGCCCAAGACGCCGCCGACTCCAACAACGGCATCAACGTCTTCCTGAACTTCTCCACCGCCACACTGGCCGGATTCACCGAGACCTACACCCCGGCCGGCTACGGCACACTCGGGATCAACAGCTCAGGCTATGCGCAGCTCAACCCCAGCGGCACAGCCAATTTCACCGGGCTGGCGCTGCACCCGACCCCGACCAACACCGACGACCAGATCGTCTCCGCCGTCTACTACAACGCGCCCGGCTCCTACAACTACTTCAACCTGTCCGAAGGCTCCGGCTATGACATCCTGATCGGCCGCTCCAACGCGTCGATGACCACCTACGTCTACGCCGAGATCAGCCCCATCCTGTACTCGATCCACAACGTGGTCAACGGGACAGACACGGTGCTGGCGCAGTGGACGCCCAGCGAACCGACGTTCTACGCCGGCGCCGCGTATTCGCTGTCCTGCGGGTTCGACGGCAACAACCATCCGCTGCTTCAAATCATCGTCAACGGTGTCGCGATCCTGGAATACCTCGACACCTCGGGTGTGACCAACTACGGTGCCGCATACCGGTATTGCGGCTTCGGGCTGGCCCAGTACGCGGGAATGGCGCCCTCCCAGATGGCGTCGTTCGGGTTCGTCGACGACGCTCCGGGCCCGATCATCGGTGACGTGTTCCAAGCCGGCAACCTGTCGACGATCACGTTGGCCAACAACATCAACTGCACGTTGGCGCCGGCCAACTACTTCAACAACATCCAGGCGCAGACCTCGAACTACACCTACGACCCGTCCACCAATAAGCTCACCGTCCACAAGTCGGCCATCTACAACGTGCGGGTCATGACCCAGTGGGTGCCGAAAAGTGGCGCCAGCTATGCCTATTTCGGTGTCGGGATCTTCAAAAACGGTCTGCTGTATGACACCGACGTCATCTGCCTGACTTCCCCGGGAGCGCTGCCGTACTACATCCAAAAGGGTGCATCGTTCATCGGTGTGCAGCTCGACGCCGGCGACTACGTCCAGCCGGGGTTCGTGTCCTACAGCAACTCCAGCTCCTACCGCAACACCATCGTCGGCGGCGGATCCGCCGACTTCTTCTGCGAAATCGCTAACACCGGAACGGCAGGATAAATCGTGATCACTGGATTCATGATGATCGCGCCGACAGTATCAGCGCAGCCTGGTCTGAGCGCCGAAATCGTTTTTCCGCAACCGAACACAGCGACCGGGCCGTTCAACTACGAGGTCACCCAAACCGACCTCACCGCCGACGCCACTGGCGCAGCGGAACTTTCGGGTGACCCGATCGTCGACGGCGACACTGTCACGCTCACCGTGACCGGGCTCGTCGACGGGCACGAGTTCGCGTTCACCTACACCGTCACCGGCGCCGACGGCATCACCGCGACATCGGCGGCCAGCACCCCGATCACCGCCACCGCGTAGGACCGTTCGCGATGGGCCCCGCGGTCGCCGACATCGTGACGTCGGCCTGGACGCTGGGCGCCGCTGTGCTTCTCGGGGTGCTTCTCGAATGGCTTTGGAACACAACGCATCACCATTGAGAGGAGGAGCGGGTTGGCGAGTTACGGTATGACACCGGCGTTCGCCAGCCTGCTTCTCTCGGCGTTGAGCGGTGGACGGCCGCGGGTACCGATCGTGTGCGCCCAGCTGCACAACGGCGCTCCGGGCTCGGCTGGACTGAGCAACCCGTCGGCGATCACGGCGCGCCAGGAGCTGACCGTTACCGCGCCGGACACGGGCGCTGTCGGGCTGACTGGCGTGCCTCCGTCTTGGGAGGTGACCGCCGCGGAAACGGTCGCGGCGGTGAGTCTCTGGTCGGGGTTTGACGGTGATCCGAGCGCGATGTGCATGTTCACGCTCCCGGCGCAGCCGCCGGTCACCGTGGCTGACGGGGACACGCTCGTGTTGGGGTCGTGCGGCTTGGAGTGGGCGCCCGCAGCTGCCGGCCTGTGGGCGCCGGCCAAGACCGTGACGGCGCCGACCGCGCGCGCCGCGGCCGGGATGCTGGCGCCCAGGGTCACTGCTGACGGTGTTGTCGCCGTGCCGCCGATGAACGCGGCCGCGGCCATGTTGGCGCCGGTGGTGCGGACGTACCGGACGCCCGCACCGACGATGCACGCCAACGCGGGGATGCTGACGCCATCGGTCACGGCCGGCGCCAAGGTGGCGGTGCCGTTGGCTATGGCCGCGGCGGCGGCGTTGGCGCCCACTGTGGCAACGCGCGAGGCTGTCGCGGCGCCGCTGATGACAGCCACGGCGGCCGCGCTGGCGCCGACCGCCACGACCAAGTCGGTCGTCTCGGTTCCGACGATGGCTGCCGCCGCGCAAACGCTGATGCCGAGATTGGCTGGCAGCGCGGTCATCCCGGTCATGACCGCGCAAGCCAGGGCCACCGAACTGGCGCCCACCGTCTCGGCGAGCGCGCGTATCGCCGCGCCGGCAGCCGCCGCAGCCGCGCAGATGCGTGTCCCGTCAGCGGCCGGGCCAACGTTCACCCCGTTCACCGAGACCAACGTCGAGCACACCAACCAGGCGGTGCCGGCCGGCTGCAACGGCTGCTGGGTGACCGCCAATGGTGGCGGCGCGGCCGGCCAAAACGGTGTCGGCAACCATCTCGCCTCGGGCATGGGCGGCGGCGGCAGCGGCGCCCGTATCGACCGCGTCTGGATTCCCCGCTCGCTGCTTGGCACCACCTACTCGACCGGCTACGGCCGCGGCGGCGCAACCGCGGCGGCCGCGGGCGGCGACACGTTCTTCCGGTCCGGCAACGTCAACCTCACCGCCGGCGGCGGCCAGCCCGGCAGCGGAGCCACCGGCGGCGCCGGGGGCACCCCGACGGCGGCCGGTGTGACCGGGGTGGTCACCCATCCCGGCTGCGCCGGAGGCACCGGCACGACCGCCGGCGGCGGCGGCGCGGGCGCCAGCGACACCGTCAACGAAGTCGGCGGCGGCGGCGGGGCGGGCGGCTCCGGCAACAGCGGCGGCGGCGGGGCGGGCGGCAACTCACCGTCTGCGGCCGGCGGTGCAGCCAGCACGGGCGGCGGCTCCGTCGGCGGCAGCGGCCAACCCGGCGCGGATGCCGCTGCTGGCCATGACGCCGGCGGCGGCGGCAGCGGCGGCGGTGTCGGCATCGTCATCTTCGGCTCCGGGCACGGCGGCCCCGGCGGCAAAGGCGGCAACGCGGGCGCCGGCGGCGGCAGCGGCGGCAACGGAAACTCCAACGGCGGCGTCGGCGGCGCATTCGCCCCCGGCAGCGACGGACACCTCTTGGTCGAATGGCAATAACACGAAAGGCCAACACAATCCGATGACTATGACAGCAGCCCTCTACGGCGGTTTTCTGCAATCCCTTGCCAACAAACAGATCAACCTCAACACTGACAGCTTCCATGTGATGCTGCTCGGCTCCGGCTACACCCCGTCGGATGCGCACCGCTACCAGTCCGACATCGCCGCCCAGGAGATCACTGGAACCGGATACACCGCTGGCGGGCAAGCACTTTCAAGCGTGACTACCAGTTACGCGTCGAACACGCTGACATTTACGGCCAACAACATCTCATGGGGACCGGACTCCACGATCTCGGCCCAGTACGCCGCGATCGTCGACGTCACACCCGGCGCGGCCGCGTCGAACCCGCTCATCGGCTACGTGAACTACGGAGAGCTCGTCTCCGACACCGACGGCACGTTCGAGATCGATTGGAACGCCGCCGGGATCTTCCAAATCACCCACTCCTAAGGCGGATTTCATGGCTTACGGAATCACCCCCGCGTTCGCGGATCTCTTTCTCGCGACGCTGAACAACGTGCCGCTGACCGTCCCCATCGTCTGCGCGCAGCTGCACAACGGGGATCCCGGCAACGCGGGAACGTCCAACCTGTCCGCGGTGACGTCGCGTCAGCAGCTCGCGGTCGACACCCCCACGAACGGGGCCACCGAGCTCACCGGCGCGGCGCCGTCGTGGAACATGACCACCGGCGAGACCATCGAAGCCGTCAGCCTGTGGACGGGTTTCGATGGCGACGCCTCCGCGGTGTGCATGTTCACGCTGGCCGCCAACCCGCCCGTCACCGTCGCCGACGGCGACGTGCTGCTCCTCAACGTCTGCAACCTCACCACCACCGGGATGGCGTCCTGACATGGCAGTCATCTTCGACTCGTCGACCACCGCAATCGCATCGATCGCGGGATCGGCCACCACCGGCAGCACACCGGCGACGACGCATAACGTCAGCCGCAGCGCCCCCAATCCCGCCGTGATCGCGGCGGTCGAATGGGTCGGGACGGTCGACGCATCCGGGGCCACGTTCGCCGTCGAATTCGGCGGCCAAGCCATGACGCCGGTCCCCGAAGCCCAAGCGTTTTGGAACTCCAACACCGGCATGGTGCAGCTGTTCTACCTCCTGAACCCGCCGACGGGCGCGCAGACCGTGACAGCGTCCGTGACGGGCATGGGCACCGAATCCGGTGCCCGCACCCTGGCGCTGGCCACCGCCAGCTACTCCGGAGTCGCCGGTGTCGGTTCCGGCACAACAGCATCCGGGGCGTCAGCAGCGCTGGCGGTCACCTCACCGACCGCGCCGCTGTTCGTCAACGCGTTCGGCTGCACCGTCGCCGCCGGGGGCGACTCGTTCGCCTCTTACAACCAGACCAGCCGAGCCAACATCGCCTCGGTCGCCAACACCAACCAGCCGCTGCTGATCGGCGACGCCGCCGGCAGCGGCCTGGTCGACTTCACCGCGACCGCGCCCGCCGCCAGTGAGGAATGGGCCGGCCTCGGTGTCGGATTATTGGGCAACGCAATCAGTTTCGACGCAGTCGGAACCGACGCAGCCGGCTACCTCGCAGAGGGCAGCATCGCGCACACCCTCGCCGCGGACGCCACCGCGTTGCTCGCCGCGGTCAACATCTACAACACCGCGGCGGTGACCCTGACCGCGGAAGTCGGCAGCAAACCGATGACCCTGCTCGCCAGCGAAACGTACGGTCTCTACAGCAGCAACCCGTGGCTCTACCCGTTCGGCTCGCTGTACCTGTTCGGGGTCATCGACCCACCCGTGGGGGCGCAGACGATCAAGGTGAATTCCTCAGCGCCCGTGTACATGACGGCGCAGTCGGTGTCCTACATCGGCGCTTTGGGATTCGACACCCCGGTCTCGAGTAACGGTGCGCTCAATCAGCTGACCGCGCCGTCGACGAAGCCGGCCGCGAGGCTGGTGGCCGCGCACGGGATCACGCCGCGGGCGAACGCGTTCGGCTACAACCAGACGAAACGGGCGATCGTCAACTCGAGCAGCGCCGACCAGATCCTGCTGCTCGGGGACGCGGCCGGCGCGCCGTATGTGGTGTCCGCGGCCAGCATGTCGGCCTACACGCCGGCCTGGGGTGCCGTCGCGGTGAACCTACTCCCGGCGCCGGTGACGCTCAACGTCTCGGCCGTCATCGGCCCCATCGTGGGATCGGCGAGCCTGGCCGACTATCGGGTGCACACCCCGTCGCCGCTGCGCACCTACTCGGTGCCGGTCGGAAGCACCGAGGTGGTGACCAGCTTCGGCCGGGTCGGCCCGACCTGGACCCAGGCCGCCGACGCGGTGCTGGACTACACCTTCGATTTCACGAACTGGCTTGCCGGAACAGGGGATAGCGTCGCGGCGGCCACCTTCACCCCGGTCAGCCCGGGGCTGACGGTGGTGTCGGTCAACGTCACGACCACGCAGGCCACCGGGTGGCTCACCGGCGGCGTCACCGGCGGCGTCTACCCGGTGATCGTGCACATCGTCACCGAGTACGGCCGCCAGTACGACCAGACCTTCAACCTGATCATCCAACAGACCTAAGCGGGTGGACTTTTGGCTGCTGCCGCCAGAGATCAACTCAGCCCGCATGTATGCCGGTGCGGGCTCTGGCCCATTCCTAACCGCAGCACACGCCTGGGATGCGATCTCTGCGCAGTTAGCCGAAAGCGCCGCCGGTTTCCGTTCAACGGTGCTTGGGCTCGCCGCATCCTGGCGCGGGCCGTCCGCCGACGCGATGACCGCAAGCGCGCTGGCCTACGCGGCGTGGCTGACCACGACCGCCGCGCAAGCTGAGCACACCGCCAACGCCGCGCGCGCCGCGGCCGCAGCGTACGAGTCAGCCCGCGCCGCCACCGTGCCGCCCGCGCTGGTCGCCGCCAACCGGGCCCAACTACGCGTGCTGGTCGCGACCAACCTGCTCGGCCAGAACACCCCAGCCATCGCCGCCCTCGAAGCCCAGTACCTCGAGATGTGGGCCCAAGACACCGCCGCGATGGCGCACTACCAAGCCAATTCGGCCGCAGCAGCCCAGCTATCCCCGTTCACCGCGCCCTCGCAGATCAGCCATTTAGCAGCTAAACCGCAGTCGGCCACCACGGCAGGCATCGCGCAGGAAATCGTGTCGCTGCTGAACCCGAACAATGTGCCGATCTTCGGGCTCGACAACGGCAGCCTGCTCGGCCAATACCTGCAGTCGTTCCTGTCGTCGGGGCCCTACGACGTCCCGTTCGCCGTGTTGGGCCTGTTCTCCTCGCTGTGGGCGATGAGCGCACCCGGCACCGCGGTGGCCAACGCGCTCAACCGACTCTCGGCGGAAGCCACCGGGGCGGTAGCCGCGCCGGCGGTCGCGGTCAGCAGCGTCCGGGCAGCGTTCGGCAACGCCACGCGGGTCGGGCCGCTGTCGGCGCCACAGCAGTGGTGGACGCAGCCACCAAACAACACCGTCCCCGCGGCCCCGGCAGCCGCGCGACCGCTACCGGCCACCGAGACCCCGACACCGCTACCGCTGCCCACCCCGATCCCCGCGCGCGGCGGCACACCGCCCAAGCAGCCGCGCCCCGAACCCGAATACGGCGGCCTCGTCCGATTCGTCACCAGACCGCCAGCCGGCGGCTGACAGAAGGAGAACCCTCGTGAAATACGGCCTTGGCCTCAAACCCGTTGTGGCCCAACCCCGAGTCCGCTTGTGCGACTACTACACCAGCGACCTCCCGTCGGTCGAGTCGCTGAAATACCCACTCGGCCACGCCGATGCGATCCAGCCGCACATGTTCATGAACGACCAGCTGGGCGACTGCGCAATCGCGGGCAGCATCGAAGAGATCCGGCTGGCCAACGCGCTGCGCGGCGTTACGGTCAACTTCACCGACGAGACCGCGGTCCAGAACTACTCCGAGATCACCGGCTACGTGCCCGGTGACCCGAGCACCGACCAGGGCACCGACGTGCACGAGCTGTACGAGTTCCGGCAGAACACCGGCCTGGTCGACGCCGACGGCAACCGGCACAAGATCGTCGCCTACGCCGGCCTGACCCCGGGTGACTTCGACGAGCTGCTGATCGCCCTGTCGCTGTTCGACATGGTCGGCATCGGTATCCAGGTGCCCGACTACTGCGAGGCGGAGTTCGAGGCCGGCCAGCCCTGGCATCTGCTCCGTGGCCGGCATCGCATCGAAGGCGGCCACTACATTCCCGTCGTCGACGCCGCGAGCCGCACCGAGGCCGGCCTGTTCACGTGGGGCGGTCACGGCGGCATCACCGCCCCCTTCTACGCGACGTACAACACGGTCGCGGTCGTCGCGCTCACCGAGGAACTGTTCACCGGCGGCAAGTCCCCGGAGGGTGTCGACTTCAACCGGCTGGCAACGGATTTGAACCTGCTCAACACCGGCCCGGTCATGTCAAAAGCGCCGCGCGGCAAGCGCGGCCGGGTCAGCGTCGACGACGCCGACGCCGGCGAGCCGCCGAGCGGGATCCGCCCGGACGACGCCGACCCCGGCGAGCAGATCAGCGCCGGCTGATGGACTGAACCTCCCCAATCACGCACTCACGCAAAGGAATCTGCTATGAAATCGTCTGGTCACCCCGAGCTGGTCGGAGAAACCCGCTACCAGGCCGGCGCTACCGCCACCGCTGTCGTCGTCGACGGGCGACTGCAGTGGGAGGTGCGCCGCCACGGCGACGACCACGTCCGCTACACCGACCGCCTCGCACACATCAGCCACTGGTCAACCGAACGTGAACTGTCCGCGCTGCGGCGCTCGCCGGTCGCCGACTTCCCGCGCCTCGGCGGGCCGGCCGGCGGCACGTTGTTCTACCCGGACTGCTCCAACAACAACTGGAACTCCGAGCAGGACGCGGTCGACTTCGTCAACCAGCTGATCCCGCAGGGCTTTTCGGGCATGTGCCACAAGGTTTCCGAGGGCGACTACTACGAGGATCCGTTCTGGCCGGTCGTCCTTCAGGCCTGCCGGGACGCCAACCTTCCGGTGCTGGGCTACCACTACGTCACCACCAACAACCTTGGCGCCCAGGCGCAGACCTACCTGGCGGCCGGCGGCCTGCCCAACGCGATGTTCGACTGGGAGGCCAACGGCGGCGACCTCGCCAACTACTACGCCGTCGCCTCGGCGTTCAACGCCGCCGGCATCACCGTCGGGGTCGGCTACTGTCCGCGCTGGTATTTCGACGAGGTCGGAGGCGGCGACCTGTCCCAGGCCGGCGCGATCGTCTCCTCGGCCTACCCGGGCGGCACTGGTTACGCCTCACAGATTTACGAAGCCGCGGGCGGTGACGAAGGCTCCGGCTGGGCGCCCTACGGGGGCGTCACACCCACCTGCTGGCAGTTCACCGACCAAGCCCTGGTCGCCGGGATCACCGTCGACTGCAACGCCTTCAAAGGCACCGAAGACCAGCTCGCACAACTGTTTACAGGAGGAACCGTGACACAGCCAGAATCCACCGAGCAGCAAGAAATCGACGCGATCGCTGGGCAGCTCGGCGCGTGGCCGCAGCTGGCCGGCAAGCCCGACGCCCTGGCGGTGCTGGCGCAGAAGATCGCCGACGGCGACGATCTGACCCTGGTCGATGCGGTCGCCGCGCACATCTTCGGTTTGCTGCCGGTGCAAACCCTGGCGACGATCGGCGGCCCGGCGAAGCTCGGCGCCATGAGCCCGAATGCGGGAGCGATCGCGCAGACCGTCATGTGCGCGCTGGCCGGCATCGACGCCCAAACCGGGGCGCCGCTGTCCTACCGTCAGGTCGACCAGCTCCACGAGTACGAAGGCCCGGGCGTCTACTTCCCGCCCGAGGCGCCCGGCCAGACCACCTCGTCGGTGCTCGACGTCGAGACGACCAGCGGCAAAGTCGGGCTGCGCCTGTACAAGGGGCTGGACTGGTTCGACATGATCGTCGCGCTGTACCAGCAGGCCGGCGAGCCCACCCCGAAGGCCGCGTCGTGACCGCTGCGGTCACCTGGGCCAACATCATGGACGCCCTGGCCGGTGTCTCGTCGACGTCGGCGTTCGTCGACCACACCGGCGTGTCCTGGGCGATCAGCGGTGAGCTGCCGATCGTGCTGATGACGTGGGCGGGCACCGGGTCGGCGATGGACAACACCGGATGGCCGCAGCCGGCCGCGGTCGCCCAGGCCGCCGCCGCGGCGTTCCCGAACGTGTTCACCTGGCAGCCCGTCGGGAACTACCCCGCGTCGATCTTCAACCCAAACATGGGCGCCTCCGCGCTGGACGGGAAGAACGAAGGGGTCCGGCTGGCGACCGACGTGTGGCCGAACAACCTGATCATCCCCATCGGCTACTCCCAGGGCGCGATCTGCGGCAGCTGGTGGTGGCGCGACTTCATCCTCGCCAACGGGCTGCAAGCCCGGGTGCCGGCCGCGCTGATGTGGGGCAACCCGCTGCGCTCACCCGGCTACGCCAACGGCAACGCCTACGCCGGCTGGGGAATGCCCGGCCTGCGCGACGGCCAGGTCACCGGAGGCATCTCCGGCCCCGACTGCCTCACCCCGGCCCAAACCCCGTCCAACTGGCTCGATTTCGTGTGGCTCGGCACCGACGGGGGCGCCACCGAGCTGTACACCAACGCGCCCATCGGCACCGACCCGTGGACCGCGGAAACCGAAGTCGGACACGACGAAACCCTGATCTACAACATCATCGTGTCGCAGGACTTCGGCGGCACCATCGAAGGCCTCGTCGCGCTGATCGAGGCCGCGGTCGAGCAGTTCGTCAACCCGATCACGATGGTCATCGCGATGGCCGAAGCGATCTGGAACGGCCTGCAATTCGTGGCCGCCGGCCCGTCAGCGGACCACTACGCGTACGACATCACCCCGATGATCAACTACCTGACCCAGGTGGTCGCACCGCAGTTCGCCTAGAGCCCTGCGCGGGCAGCGTCGCCCGCGCAGTCGAATCACCCTCTCCTGAAAGGAAATACCGTCATGACCACTATCGATCCCGCCCAGCTCAAGGCCGACGCCGAAACCCTCGTCAAGGACGCCGAAACCGTGCTCCAAGTGATCGAAGACCTGCCGCTGCCCGAGCAGGTGAAGGCGTTCATCGCCAAGGCCGAGGTGTTCGTCAAGGACGTCGACGCCTTCCTGTCGGCCTGACCTGACTGGAAACCCGCCGGGCGACAAACACCTGCCGCCCCGCGGGGTTTCCTAGACCTGAAAGGCCAACGTGGCGATCAGCTGGAAGTGGCCCGGCTGGACCTGGGCGGCCAACACGTTCGAGTTCGCGGGAGTGGCGTTCGCCGCCGCACTGCTGGCGGCGTGGCAGGACGCCCCACGACATGACCTCGGCGCCCTCGACTGGCCACACGCGCTCTCCCACGGCGGCTACGAAGCCCTCGGCGTGGTGTTGTACGCGGTCGTCGGGTTGAAGGTGCCCAACCGGACGGCCAGCTGGCTGCGCAACGTCGTGGCCAGGCCACGCCGCAGCGCCGGCCGGTGAACTGGACGATCTGGGGGCCGGTCTTCGGCTCCCTCGTGGTCGCCGTCATCGGCCTACTCGGGGTGCTGTTCCAAGCCAAGAAGAACCACCAAGCCTCACTGGAGCAGATCGACACCCTCAAGGAACAGGCCAACGCCGCCACAATCCAAGCCAACGCCGCGCTGGAAGCCGCCCGCGCATCGACGAAGACCGCCGAGGCGACCGCGCAGGCGGCCATCAACGACACCTTCACCAAGGCCTACGCGGCGGCCAGCGAGAACTGGGCCCGCTACACCGACGCCATCGAGAAGCGGCTCCAAGAGCAGGGCGAAGAGATCGTCGAGAACGCCAAACGCATCGACAAGGCCGAGAGGCTCGCCGAAGCCGACCGCCAGGCCCGCGACGTCGCGGAGAAGAAGTTCCGGATCGCCGAGGCATGGATGCGGCGCACAATCCGCTGGATCAAGGAGAACCTGCCCGGCGCCGACTACCCGCCGATCCCTCCCGAACTCGACATCGAACTATGAGGCCGGCCGATCACCCGCTGCTGGTGCTGGTGGCCGGCTGGACCGCGGTGGTGGTGCTCATGGGCGCGATCCTCGCGATGATCCTCGACCGGTGGTGAGCCGGCCGGGTCAGTGCCCGGCTCCCGGGCAGGTGATCGAGGTCGCCTGAGCGGTCCAGCGTTGAGCGGGCCCGAAATCCCACCCGGTCTTGTTCCGCACGAATTGGATCGCATCGGCTTGGCTGCCCCCGCCCCAGAGCACATCGCACGTCGAGGTTGCGAGCTGCTCCGGCGTCCAGCTGCTGTCCGTCGGCGGCAGCGTAGGCGCTGCTTGCACGGTCACTGTCGCCGGCGGCACTGCCGTGACGGTCACCGTTGACGGCGGTGGCACAGCCACAGGCCCCAGCGTGCGGACGGCCGGCGGGGGCGCGCTGCCGGCGGGTGGAAGCGCCGCGACCGTGGGCGCCGGCGTCGGGGCCGCCACGCTCGGCGCAGGTGCGCTCGAGCGCGGGCTGAACCAGTACCACGGGAAGCCGAAGATCAGGATCAACAGGCCGGCCGGCACCACTCCGATCAGCGCGGCGTAGCCGCAGGTGCGGGCCCACGATCGGCCGGCGGCCGGCGCCGGCTCCAGGCCGGCCTCGTCTTCGCAGGCCGACCACGCCAACTCCGGGGCTACCTCGGTGACCGGCGGGACGACCTCGGTCTCGTCACCACCCGCGCCATGCGACGTCCCCGCGACGGTCTCATCGGCCGATTCCGCAGTCTCGGTCTCTTCGCTCACAACTTGTCCCATGGGCAGTAATTGACCAGAGACGCCGCGACGATCACGGAGGCCTGCTCACGGTTGAGCCACCCATCGCCGATGGCGACGAGCTTGTTGGCGGCTTCGCCGGGGGTCTGGCCGTTGTTGTCGATGTCGTAGCAGACCGAGTGGCCGATACCTATCAGCTCGGTATCGCTGCTGCATTTCAGCGCGCCCTCGCCGCACCCGAGGTTGTGTTGCTCGAGGAAACTGATGAAGTCAGCATCGCCGTTGTCGGCTCGGGCTGATGGCGTGGCTGCGAATGCGGTTAGGGCGCAAGCCAGCAGGAGCGCGTGGGTCCTCACAGCGGGATCGTAACTCCTTCCTGTTGTACGCGCGACAAATCTAGGAGGCACCCCGGAAAGGATTCAGTCGACCGACCGCCGCGGCTCGGCGTTCGTCGGTCACACAGGTGTAGATCTGGGTGGTCGACAGCGAGCGGTGCCGCAGAAGCTCTTGCACGGTGCGCAGATCGGCGCCGTCATCGAGCAGTGTGGTGCCGTACCAGTGCCGGAGCCCATGCGGTGTGCCGCGCACGCCGGCGCGGCGCATCGCGTTGCCGATGATGTCGCTGACCGATTTGGAATGCACATGGTCGCCCGGGCGCCGCGAGTTCGCCGGGAACCACCACCCCCGCGTCGGCATCGTCAAGGCCGCATCGACGAGAAGCACGTGCAGCGGCAGCCAAGCGCTGCGCTTGCCCTTGCCGACGACGTGGATCGCGGGCTTGGCGATGTCGATGTCCTCGCCGCGGACCCGTGAGATCTCCGCGACGCGTAGGCCGCCGAGCGCCGCGAGGAGAATCATCACCCGCGTGCGGTGGTGCATTGGGGTCAGCAACAAGCGGACTAAATCGTCATCGCTGACGGGGCGGGGAACCCTTTCTGGATAACGGGGTGCCCCCAGTTTGACCATTGGGTCGTCGATTCGGTGGTCCATAATTGTTAGCCACTTGAACCACGCCCGCAAATAGCTGTGGTAAGTCGCTGCTGTCGCGCCAGACCATTCTGTGTGCCTGTTCATCCAGTGGATTATCTCGATGGGCTGAGCCGAAACCGGTGAGCAGCCAGTCTCTTCCGCAAACAGAGTGACGACTCGGATCCTTTCGCTAATGGTTACGTCGGACCGCCTGGCAGCGAATTGCCATAGCTCCCACTGCTCAATCAACGGATGTCTAATTGTCACGGCCGGAACTAAATCATGAGTTTTCTTTGAGTTTGGTGACGGTTGCATCGCAATTACGTCAAGGCCTCCGGATCCCATTGTGGCGTCCGTCACTTTTCCGTAACTCACGCCGCATGATCCAGACTTTTAATCCGCAGGTCCTAGGTTCGAGTCCTAGTGGGGGCACCAGACGTATAATGTATGACGTCGGCTGATGCGTGACATTTCGCCTTCGGTTGATGCGTGTCAGTGTTTCGGCTGATGCGTGACAGTTGTTTCGGCTGATCGGTGACACTCCCTAGATGAGGGAGTTAAGTGTGGCTGAGCAGCGGTATCAGGCCGTGATGGCGGTAATCAGTGACGGATTGTCGGTGTCGCAGGCCGCAGAGAAGTTCGGGGTGGCGCGTCAGACGCTGCACCGATGGCTGGCCCGGTATGAAGCCGCGGGCCTGGAGGGGCTGGTGGATCGGTCGCATCGGCCGGTGAGTTGTCCGCATCAGATGCCGGCGATAGTGGAGGCGGCGGTGTTGGAGTTGCGGCGGTCGCGGCCGTATTGGGGACCGCGGCGGCTGGTGTTCGAGTTGGCCAAGCGAGGTGTCCATCCGGTGCCGTCGGAGTCGGCGGTGTATCGAGCGCTGGTGCGGGCCGGTCTGATCGACCCGAGCGTGCGGGATCGGCGCTCGCGCAAGTGGAAGCGCTGGGAGCGCGGGGCGCCGATGGAGTTGTGGCAGCTCGACATCGTCGGCGGGTTCCCGCTGGCCGATGGCACCAGCGCCAAAGCCCTGACCGGCATCGATGATCATTCCCGGATGTGTGTGTGCGCCAAGCTGATGGCCCGTGAGCGCACCCGCGCGGTCTGCGACGGATTACGAGCGGCGCTGGCCGCTTACGGGGTGCCTGAGCAGATCTTGACCGATAACGGCAAGGTGTTCACCGGGCGGTTTTGTCATCCACCGGTCGAGGTGCTCTTTGATGCGATCTGCCGCGAGCACGGCATCGAACATCTGTTGACCCAGCCGCGCAGCCCGACCACGACCGGCAAAATCGAGCGGTTTCACCGCAGTCTGCGCGCTGAGTTCCTTAGCGGCCGTGAGCCTTTCACCAACCTCAAGGTCGCTCAGCAGGCACTCGATGAGTGGGTCGAGGACTACAACACCACCCGGCC